ACCACATCCAAAGAAAGTGATTTGTCAAATGATAACTTGACATTTTGTGAGTCAATAACTTCTGCTGTTAGTCCTGTTACTTGTTCAGGTGGTGCTGTTTTTCCGATTGCATCAAAACTTAATTCTGCTGGTTGTGGACTTTGTTGACCAACAGGGTTTTGTGTAAAGACTCTAAATTGATATGTACCTTTTACTGTATTAAACAATTCAAGTGATGTTGATTGTGTTACTAAAGTTTCAAAATTATTATTATTAAACCTATGTTGAATAATATATTGATATGCATTATTGACATTGCTAAAAGTAAAAGTCAGTTTTGCAACAGCTTTTCCATTAACTTCGATAAGTTGCTCTGAAGCATTTAAATTTTCAGGTGCTGGTAAGACTTGATTTAAAATACTTGTTGTTTTCTTTGTAACACTGGTTCCATCCTCTACATTTGAATATTTATTTGGGTCATGAACAACCGCAGAAATTGAATAACTGGTTTGCTTTGCTTCACTAACAGCGATAACTTTATATGTTTGTGCACTTACTGAAACATTTTCTATTATCCAAGCACTGTTCACATTTGGTGTTGTTGAAAAAGCTGAGGCTACTGTAATTGTTTTACCTGAAACAGAGTTTATCTGACGACTTTCCATAGATCCGTCTGGCATTATTACGGAAAGTGTTGAAGTGACTACTGTTGATAAATCTGTATTTTCGCTATCATCAACAACTAATTCAGTTGTTGAATTTACTGCTGATATAAGACCCCCTCTTCTTGCTCCTGCCCTCATAGAATCAGCAACACTTATTACCATACCTGGTCTAACTATCACTCCAGCAGAAAGAGTTGTTGTAAAATTACATACCTCACATTCATTATTTTGTGTATAAATAAACCATTTTCCAAACCTTCTTGCTTGACCAAAAGATGTGCAGCCATACGCTCTTATATTTTTTACAACAAGACCATATTTGTTGATTAAAGATTGATCTGCTTTTACAGCTACAAAATCAGGCTCTCTTGTATCCATGTTAAAATAAGAGACATTTACCTGAGTGAATTTTGTTGTCTGACTTGTATTTGTGTAAGAAAAACCGACTTCAGTTACGTTACTATTATTAAATAAATAAACAGGATCAGATGGCCTATCTTGAACAATTTCTATTGTTCCAGCCGTGTAAAATGCCATTGCTCTCATAGTCTGGCAAATTTTATTTATCAAGTTATATGCAGAGGTTTGACCTCTGATCACTGAATTAAATGCAAACCTTGGTTCTGTAGTGCCAGTACCAGTCATATCATCAACTTGTTCAGCACAATACACTGAAGCGGAATAAAAACTAAACACATCAATTTTTGTAGAGTCAAGATGATCTCCTAAACCTTTACTTGAAGTTAAAACATCATATAAAATCCAAGCTGGATCATTTGTCCATTCTTTTGCAGCTTTAAAAGTACCGTTAAAAGTGCCAACATAACTTAAAGAACCATCTGATTGAACTGTTGCATTGTGAGGAATAGATATTTTTGTTCCTTGGATTCTAAACATCCGTTTTGGAACAGTGCCGCCAAAACTTCCAGCACTTATTCTTAATGCTGTATATGCAGAATTTAGATATGCGTTGGGGTCGGCTTGTATTTCAGTAAAACTATCAAAAAAGCTTTTGTTTTGAATTTTTGGGTTAGTGCTATCGTCAGTAGATCTTGAAACCTCAAGAGTAATAGGAAAACTCAACCCAGTAACGCTTATTCCATAATCTCTTTTATATACAGATGATGTTTTACCTTTTACTTCATCATTTATAACTTCTGCGTGTTGTGTCCCATCATTTTCTGTTATTTTCATCAAGATTGTGACAGAAGATCCCTCAACAGTCCCATCATCTTTAAATTCTTGTAAAGCAGGAAAAGACATTGTGACTCTTAATTGATCACAAGCACTTGAAATTGATCTTGTTACTGCCGAAGCTTTTGTGACTTCTACTCCTACACCTGTTTCGGTTTGTGCTTGAGAAATTAAAAGATTATTTTTTATTGCGGTTTGGGTGGCTGTACCAGTCCTAAATTCAAAAGTGACATTCTCAAAATTAAAATCATCAGCTTGCGGTGACGATAAATTTGCATTTTGTTTTAAAATTTGTGTTCCATTTAAAAAAACATCTTTAAGTGCACTTTTAAGATATGATGGTTCTGTTCCACCGCCTAAGCTAAACCCTTCAGCTAATGGACTTGGAAACCCATTAACTTCCCCAGATGCTAGTAAATCAAAAATCGTAATACTTTGAATACTTTGCAAAGCATCTTTAGGTAATTCTGGGCTAGATATATTTTGTTCTAATTCAGCAAAATAATTTGTCATTTCTATTCGGCCTCACCTTTTATTTGTTGAACGTCAGTAGAAGCACTTATGACTATTGAACCAGTAAAAACTTCACCATAAATAATTGGAACCGCACCCCCACTTACTGCTACATTTTGAATTTGATTAAAACCAGCTGAAACAAAAGAGTCTGCACTTTCAGGGTCAGATTGTGCTGATAATGACTGTGGTAAATCTATAGTTTGATCTGGAGTAAGTAAAGAAACAACACCATCAATAGCAGTATTCACTAATAAATTTGTAGCTAAATTGCCTATAAATCCAGCTTCAGATAAAGCTACTGCTGCGGCATAAACTGCTCCTGCTCCTGAGGCTATTGCTGAAACTACTGCGGTTGCCCCTGCAACTGCTGCTGAAGCGGCTGCCGCTGCCGCTGCTGCGGTTCCTGTAACAATCGCTCCTCCTACCGCTGCGGCTGCTTTTGCACCAGTAATAAAAAGGGCTGGCAAGAAACCTGACCCAGTTGCTATTGGTATTAATTGAATATCTCCTTGACCACTTAATGCAAGATCTTCTTGCCAAATTTGCACTCCATTCATTTTAATTTTATACATTTGTTCATTTAAATGCTTTTCAACAAAAGGAAAATTACAAACTAAAAATTTTATTGCATCCCTAGGACTTTTCACAGCAGCTTCAAAATAGCTTTTTCCTAATATTTTTCTTAATGTTCCATATACTTTTATTTTTTTAAGCTGCATAGTAATAAACTTTTTTTGTAGCTTTAATATAGTCTAAATCATATATTCTCCTACAACTCAAACTTTTTATATTATGTTCTAAAATAGTTTGATCTCCAATATATAAGGCAACATGACTTAAAGTTTTATATTGATTTTCCATCAAAAGAACATCGCCTTCTTGAATATCTTCATTATCTTGTCTTAATTTAAATCCTAATTTTGGCAAAGTTTTTTCAAATAAAGGATTTTTTACAAATTCTTTAAAATTTTTAGGCCTTTGAGTGTATTCAATTTTTATATTTTTATTTTCTTCAAACCAATCCGTTATTAAAGACCAGCAGTCATTTTTTCCCCAAGTCCAAACTCTTCCAATTAGCTCTGGTTTTTTATATCCTTTTGGTTTAAATTCATACCAATATTTTTGCTCTGCACTAAATATAAACCAAGGATACCCAAGATATTCAGCAGATTGAATATCATTTTTGGAAGGATTTGCACTACCTTTTGGATGACTGTGAACAATACCTATGATTTCTCCAATATCTTCGCAATCAGCCCAATCATCAGGATCAATAATGAAAAAACCAAAATCATCATTAGCCGCAAGATTTTTACAAGGCCAATAAATTTTTTTACCGTCAATTATTGCAAGTAACCCACAAGCTTCAGCAGGTAAACAATCAAGAGCATGTTTTTCAGCTTCAGTTTTCCAAGTCATTATCCAACAAACATACCAACACCTGGGAAATCAGTATCTAAAACTTGTCTTTTTGGAACACGAACATTTTGTAAATCTAAAGCGGAAACAAGTTCAAAAATAATTTGTTCTCTATTTTCCAAAGTTTTTTGATGTATATAGTATATTTCTTGTGGTAATTCTGCTGAAGTGTCTGGAGTGCCAAACGGATTTGTATTGTTTGGAAAATTAGCTGCATCAATAAACTGAGCCATTGTTCTATGACGTACGAATTTTGCACCTTGAAGGTCATTAAATGGTGTTGTAGCGTTTACTGTTATCATTAGAGCAGAAATAGAACCTAAAATATTTGATACGACTAGTGTAGGGCGTGGCAATGTGCCTTGCCCTGTAAATTCAAATCCATCTGCTATCGCTGGAAATCTGGAATATACGTTTCCTTGCCAAATGATAGAAGCATTTGAGTTCATACCTACTCCAGAATGGAATCTATAAGTATTAGCTTGACCATGTATATCACTAAAAAGCTGCAATGAATAAAGTTCAATAATTGATTTATCTTTTAAGGATTGTAATTCTGAAACTGGAATTGCCATTATGGTTCAAATACTTCTCTGAATGTACAATTCAATATTGCCCTATTATTGTATGGTATTGTTTTTTCCCATGTTTGGCAAACAAACTTTCCAGCACCCGATAATGTGACAGATACATTACCGCTGTTTGTTGCACTACTAGAAGCCACAACTGTAAAAGTATTTTGGTCTGCTGTTGTAGCAATTGAAAATGTACCATCAACCGCAGATCCAGTTGTGTAGTCAATAGTTACAACGTCTCCTAAAGCAAATCCATGATTATTTATTGAAATGGTAACT